CCGGCCTTGCGGAGTTCCTGGGCCATCTTCATAATGGCTGGGTCCACGGAGAAGGTGATGGGGATGCGGAGTTCCTCTCCCTTCCTGGGCCTTCCGGCACCAGGGCGCTTGCCGCCGTAGCCCGGCGTGGGAATCTCCACCATATAGTCCATCCTGCTCCAGCCGCCATAGGCGGTGCCTCCGGTGATCTCCTTTTCATAGAGGCCTTCCGGGATATCGCTGGATATCACCTGGCCGTGTCGGTATTCCAGGGTGAACTTGGTACCAGCGAAGGATACTTCAATATAGCCCCAGTCACCAGTGGTGCGCCTGGCATCCGCGATGAGGTCCTGGATGGTAAGGTGTTCGGACTTTGGGGTGAAGGAGTAAAGGCTGCACGCATCACCGAAGGGTCCTTTGATTTGGGTAAGTTCAATGTTAGTCATAACTCGTTGTGTTTAATATATGAGTACGCCCCATATAAAAGGCCATTTATTCCAATAGCGATTGCGAACTCGGCCTTATCAAAGTCCATCAACTTGCTGATTCCATATACCATAAGTACCAGGATGGTTACCAGGATTATCGCCTTGATCCAGGTCATTTTGCCCATTGTTTGAAATCGTTGTCCATAATATCTTTCTTGCGTTAATCCATTATTGATTTCGGCAGTCTATCATACCACAACCTTGCAGTATTGGGATACTGATAGAACATCCTTGCCATAAATGCCATAGCACCTTTTATTGATAAGATTTCGGGATACTTATATCTTTCCTGGAAAGTCTTTACCTTCTCGGTGAATTTCTCCAAATCCACCTCCGGCTGCTCCTGCTGAATAGGAATATCCTTGATAAAGTTTATAAGAGCATCTTCTTTCGTGTCACCAAAACCAACAACGCCAACCTGGATATTAGCACCTTTAAGAATACTCCACTGGTTTCCATCCATAAAGGGTGCGGATATTCCTGCACTTAAGCAGATATGTTCAATAATATCCGGCTGCTCCTGCTGGAGAGAGGTGATAAGGGCGGAAGTTTCATCGTATGCAACCTCCTTTCCACGATAATACTCTGCCACTTCTTCGTTTCTTTCATCGGCTGCAATATCAGCACATTTTTCCCTTCGCCTTTCTATCTCCTTGGCGATTGATTCAATCTTTTCTTTTGTAGTCATATCGTTAATTGTTTAAGGTCCATATCTCGGAATTGTCAAGGCCATACTTCTCTTTGTACTGGTCCAGGGCCTCGGCTGCAGCCAGGAAGTAATAGGGTTCGTTTACCTGGATGGTATCGGTAGGAAGGAGGATGGAGGCGGGAATCACCTGCACCTTGAAGGCGTGCGGCATCCGGTCCTCCTGGAACTTGCCTATGGGTGTGACCCGCACCTCGGCGGTTTCGCACTGGAAGGTAGCAGTAATGTTCATCTCTCTACAATGAATTGGGTGGCAGACCTTCGGATGTACCTGCGGCCAGGATCATAGTTCTTGACCAGGAGGCGCAGCTGGCCATCAGTCAGTTTGGGGCAGTCCCAGTCCCGGAAGGCAAAGGCATCCCCCTGGCGGCATCCGAAGTTGCGGAGGGGGTGCCAATACCCGCGGGTGGAGTTGGGGTCCTCTATGATGTAGGCCTCAACGATGTAGTCCCCGTTGCGTTCTGCTACTTGGAACATCATAACTCGTTCTCTTGAAGGATGCACTCCAGGGCTGCGATGGCGCAGGATACCTGGCTGGCGGCGGTGCCGTTTCCATAGTGGAGTTCTACATCGTTCTCCTCCAGGCGGCGATAGATGGTAGAGAGCCTATCCTGGAGGCTCTCCAGGGTCTTGCGCTCTGCTTTGTTCAGTTTCGTTCTCATTGGTGAAAGGGTTTATGGTGATTAAAACTTGGATGTGCCGCGGTGGTATGCCAGGACGGATTCAATCTTGAGGTCCTTGCGGTTGGCTATCTTGGATTCAAACTCCTGGTCATCCATAAGGTAGCCCTGTGGGTAGATGTTGCACTCGGTCCCTTCGTAGCGGACACATACCACCAGGTGAGTATATGCTGCGGGGTAGAACTCCCATTTGAAGGTTTGACGGAGGTTGTCTTGGCACTGCTTGACATAGGAGGTGATCTCGGCCTCGGTCATATGCTTGTGGCTGCAGCCCTGGGTGGGATAATTGGTGCGGATGGTGATGTTGCGGGTTTTCATATCGGTGAAAGGGTTGTGGGGCCCGGAGGCCCCGGATTATTAACGGCAAATAAGGGAATAAAGGGAGATGTCAGTAAGGGGTTTCTCGGTGGTGTTCCAGCCGCAGGTTTCGCGGATGTACTTATTGAAAGCCCATTTGGCCTCTATACCCAGGTCCCACTTCTGCGCAGGCTTTCCAACCGCCTTGAAAAAAGCATTGACGGCCTTTTTAAGGAGGCCCTCTGCCTTGTTCTTCTTGTCAAGAAGGCGGAGCCACTCATCATTGTTGGAGTGATGCTCCCAGTCATACTTCACTTCTTCGTGTGCTTTTTCAGCTGCCTCATAGGCCTCATTAGCCTCATAGACTTTGACCGCCGCCATAACTACCTTGTAGTTGTTCTCAATGGCGCTTTTGACTTCGTTGATGTTCATTGTATTCGGTGTTAAAGGGTTTCGTTATCTCATCTTGCTGGGGCAAAGTTACAAACTATTTTGGTATTTCCAAATAATTTTTCAAGTTTTTTGCACAAATTGATGGTATATACCCAAAAATATGTACCTTTGCCCCTGGAGAATCTATGTCGGAAGATACCTTCCACTGGTTGGCGGACCAGCAAAAACCGCCACACATTGCGGGGTAGTGCAGTGGTAGCATACCTGGCTCATAACCAGGAAGTCGCAGGTCCGAATCCTGCCCCCGTTACAACCTTTTTTCGCAGGTGGGCTCCTCCCTTGACGGAGTAGCGAGATGAGTACCCGGCTTTCACGCAAGGATGAAGGCCGGGCTCATTGTATAAAAAAAGAGGCCCCTGGCAGAGTGGGCCTCCTTGAGAGCCTGGCAGCAGACTTTCCGACAATCTCTCCAGGCGCTCTATAGCATTATCCAGCCAATGATCGCCAGGGCGATATCCACCTTGACTACACCAGCCAATCCGGCAAGGACATCCTTACACTCTATACTATGGCCCTCCGGGTGCAGCGCATCGTACACTTCCTTGCCGATGAGGAATATTGCAGCGATGATGTTTGCGCAGCCAAGAGAGTGCCAGTATGGCACGAAGATGAGAAGAAGAACAAAGGAATAGAGGGTGATTGTGTCACCCGCCTCCAGGTGGAGAAGTTTGTCCTGCGGGATGGACACTATGAAGGCCCAAAGCCGCTTGAGAAAATCAATCATAACTATATGGGTTTAAGCAATGGTCCAATCTTCGCGGAAGATATCGCGCCAGGTGGGATTGTAACTGGTGGCGATGTACCGCCCCTGCATAGGGCTCCAGTATACCAGGAGTACCTGGTCAATGAACTGCAACTCCTCCCCGTTGATATGGTTCTTGGCGCTCTCCGGTAGGCTGGTCATCTTGTGGATGACCTCCGCTGGTACGATCTGCGGAACCTGGCGCACAATAAACGCCAGCATATCGGAAAGGGTTGCATTTGTCAAGCGCTCTCCGTTCTTGAGAGCATCTAATACCTCGTTGAATTTCATAAGCGAATCAGTTTTAAGAGTGGTTTTCTAAAGGTCCATAAGAGAAGGAGAACAACGGCCACCAGGAGCCCCCAAAAAGCCCGTATTTTCAACGATTGCCACCAGGTAAGGGGTTTATCCCTCCACTGCACATTGGTAATCGTATGCGTGGAATTGCTGGTCACTCCGTGGTTGATGATGGTGGATGTCACCGGAACCAGGGCGGGCAGTTTCTCCCGCTTGTTTTCCAGGGTGTGGCAAAGTCGGCCATTGGCGTTGATGTAGGCCTCGCTTTTTGCCACACTCGTTTCCAGCCTGGAGGTGTCACCAATCTCCACGATGGCCTGGTTCTTCTCCAGGGGGATTGGTACATAGATCAGCGAATCCTTCACCTCCTTTTGGTAGATGGTGGTATCCCGGTATTCGGTGTTCCACCTATCCACATACTTGATGGTTGAGCAGCTGGCGGCGGAGAGCATTGCCCACACCACCAGCGCACCCATCACCAGGAGGGCCAAAAGATATTCCCCAGGCGATGGTTGCCTGGGGTTTCTCGCCTCACTACTCATAATAGTGCCATATCACATCCTGGGCGTGCGTTTCCGAACTATCCAGGTGTATGTAGGTCTTTCCCACACCTATCCTTCGGATACCGCACTCCATCGCCGCCTTGAGTATCTTGTAGCGGTTCGTTGAGGCGTTGCAGCGGATATCCACCGCCTTACCCTCGCAGTGGGAGGATGTCCCGGTGCGGCCCTTCTTCTTTTCGTAGGCAGGGCTGCGGTAGGCGCTATTCAGCACCAGCGGGATCCCCGCCGCCTCCCTCACCCTATCCAGGAGGGCAAGGAAGGCCGGGTCCATCTGCTCCATCCGGCAGGACGGAGTACACCTCTTGAACTCGCTTTCCTGGAAATACTTGCTCATACTCGGTAATTACTCGGCAAGTCCGGCCAGGATGGAATCGGCAAGGGTCTTTGCCTCCTCCACGAAGTCATTGTAGGCCGTAAATTCAGCCTTCTTGGTGTTGCGCTGGCGGAGGATGCCAAGTTCATCGGAAACGGAGAACTGGCGGCGTACAAGGGCCTCCACAATGGCGGGCTTGGTAGCCTCGGCCACGATCACCTGGTCCTGGTATTCATCGGCCTTCTCTCCTTCGTGTTCAACCTCTACGGGATTGAAGAAAATAACCTTGTGGGTGTGGTCCCACTGCTCAATTTTAGAAAACTTTGCCATAGCAGAAATTGTTTAATGTGTTAGTAAGATGTTTTGAGTTCGTATACTTGAGCCAGCCGATGTATGAACCTACGGCCAGGCGGATTTGCTTGCAGTTGCGGGCCACCTTGCGCTGGTGCGCCAGGGCCCGGAATAGGTTGCGCTTGATGCGTTTGCGGAGCAGTACATACCCGTGGCGGAACACATAGCCCAGGAAGTCCAGGCCGCGGGCCTCAACGGGGAATATCTGCCAGTTGGGCTTTATCTCCAGGTGCAGCCGCCCTTCCAGGTAGGTGCGCATAGCGGAAAGGATGCTGCGCAGCCTCTCCTTATCATCGGAAAGCACCACGATGTCATCCACATAGCGGAAGTAGTAACGGACACCCAGCTGCTCCTTCACATAGTGGTCAAAGTACGCCAGGTACACATTGGCAAGGGTCTGCGAGAGGTAGTTGCCGATGGGGAGGCCCGGTGCGCTATCAATGATCTCATCCAGGAGCGCCAGGAGGCGCACATCCTTTAACTTCCGCCGGAGGATGCCCTTGAGGATATCGTGGTCCACCGAAGGGTAGTATTTCCGTATGTCTATCTTAAGGCAGTATTTGGTGCCCTGGGGGTCCCGCCTCATAGCCCTCATAATGTTGTGCCGGGCAAGGTGGCCACCTCTGCCCTTGATGCAGGCGTAGGTGTCCGCGGTATACATCCTGGTGAAAATGGGTTCCAGGATATTCATAATGGCGTGATGAACGATTCTATCCGGGTAGTAAGGAAGGCGGGCGATGGTGCGCTCCTTTGGGTCCCTCACCTGGAAGAAGGTGTACCTGCTGGTATGGTAATCCCCAGCAAGCATCACATCGTGGAGGCGCTGCAGGTTCCCTTCCGGGTCCCGGTCAAACATCCTCACACCGCGGCTGCGTTTCTTGCCCTGCCGGGCCTTGTAGTCAGCCAGGCGGAGATTCTCCATAGAGCAAATCTTATCAAATAACAAATCGTGTCTTTTCATCGTTTGCTGGTCTTGTGCCGAACTTTCATCCTTGCTACTAATACGGCTTTATGTCAGCGATATCTTTTGCCAAGAGGCAGGGTTCCGTAGTGCTTACACATATAATGTGCGATTGTACCAGTTAAGGCGAGAGCCAATGTTGGCGTTGGCGTTGGAGGGCGCGTTATTCGCGTTCAAGTAGGCGAGGCCGTCATTGGACCCGTTATTCGCATTACCGCCAACCTGGAGGCCGCCCACTACGGCAACCTTTGTTGTTATTCAAAATATAGGTGGTTCTTTCCTTCCTTCTTGAGAGTGACTTTCCTGGGGAACTTCCCCATCTCCTTCAACTTCTCCAGGATGTACCCGCAGTCCGTGGACCCGGTGAACACCTTGAAACACTCACTATCCGGGGCATCCTTATCATAAGCGGCCTTGTAGAGGTAGCGCGAACCAAACCTGGTCTGCACCTCCGGGAAGAAGTCCAGGAGCCAAAAGGTCTTGCCTATGAGGTTCTCCTGGCGCTCTGCCTTGCAGGCGAACCGCTTATTGCTCTCATCCGCAGGGATGTGCAAACAAGCGAGGGTGCCGTCATCTTCAAAGAGTTGTTCTGCCATCGTTTTCGTTGTTTATCCCCTCGCCGGGCAGGAAGGCCACAAAGCGACCTTCCTGCCGCGTGGGGCGTGTTCGTGATTCTCCTTCCAGGACTATTCAGACCAGCAAAGGCGAGAGCCAATGTCGGCGTGGGCGTGGGAGGGCGCGCCATTCGCGCCCAAGCAGGCGAGGCCGACACCGGACCCGCTAGCCGCATCACCGCCAACCAGGAGGCCGTAGGTTGTACCATCGGCATTGGCGTGGTAGTGATAGTCGCAGAAGAAGGTGCTGGCACTGCCGCTATCATCGCGGTCAAAGATGTCACCATAGACACGGATGGCCTGGTTGAGTGCAGCATCGCTGGCGATGATGGACTTGCAGTAGCCATTGGCCGTTGCCTCGTGGCCGATATCAGTGTAGTCGGCGGTGACACTGCTGGCGTACTTCTCCGGATCGCGGCAGACATACACCTCCTGGTACTCGCCGTTGCCGACACCCAGGAATCCGTCCGTCCACTTCCAAATGTGGCCGAAGGGGTTTTCTATGCCGCGGTAAGAGGGCACGGATTCGGAGTGTTCCGAACCATAGGCCTCCGCCTGCTCCGCAGTGAGGGTGAAGGTCACAACACCAGTGTTGTTACCCAGGGAATTGGTGAATCCGCAAGGGATGATGGGGTTGTTGGAGTTGTAGGTGTTCCAGTTGGAGAAGTTGGACACACCAGGTCCAAGTCCACCCTGGCGGTAACCCTCTGCAGAGAGGTCGGGGTTAAAGGCCTTCTGCGAGTTGAGGGTTGCGTACTCAATGCAGAACAACCAGTAGATGTCCAGGTGTGCATTGTAGTCATAGCATCCCCACTTGGAGCCGCGGTTCCTTCCGTAGGTGCGGAAAGCGGTGAGGCTCACATTGGTGGCAGGGAGGCCCAGGAGGCTGCGGTAGGTGCCGTCCCAGTCCGCATTGTTGTTACCACCACGGAAGGCGGCGTTGTTGTTCACCACGGAGGCGAGTTTGAGGGTATCGCCGCTGCGGTCAATGGTGGCCTCATAGGCGGATACCAGGCGGCGTGGCCTGGGGACTGCGCCCTCAAACGGATAGAGGGAGATTTCCACATCCATATAGGACTGGGCGGAGTTGAGGGTACACTTGCGGTAGTGTGCCGGAATCTCCACCATCACCTGGCCATCGCTGCCGTCCAGGACTGCGGCGGTGCCGTCCTCCTTCTTGGTGGAATCATCGGCCTTGAGGTAGTATTTCACTACACCCAGGTCATCCACTACGCAGCGGCGCATAAGGCTCTGCACGGGGAGTTCCTGGTGCAGGGAGGCATCACCGATGCGGGTGAGGTCCGGAGAGGAATTGGTGAAGTAGTGACGGATGCCGTACACATACTCGTTGGCATAGTAGGAGATGATGGACTTCTTCCAGGTTCCGTCATAGGAGAACACTGCTACCTGGCCGGGCAGAAGGGTGAACCCACCAAAGGTGGGGTAACTGCCAGCGGTGCAGGCGATGAAGGCAACATTGACATCGCCGTACTTGGCGCTATCAAAGGTGCTTTCAGTGTTAATCACTCCACCGAACTGGAAACCTGCTCCCAGTTCCTGGATCATCTCTACAAGTTTGTTCTGCAGAATCTGACCAGTGATGGCCTGGGTGCCATTGGTCTTGATTGCCGCCTTTACGGAGGCGATAAGGTTTGCAAATTTGCTCATATTGATTGATTGTTAAAAGGTTAATCATCTTCCGGGACTGCCGCACGGAAGTCCTGGTTGTAGTCTACATTGAAATCCGGCCCGGCGGAACCACCGCCCCCGGAACCATAACCATAGAAGTTGATGGTGCCAAGATTGATGACATCTGCCATAGCGCTAATAGGTTACAACTACGGAACTATCCGCGTTTCCGTCCAACTTGAAGTACATACCTGCAGCAGCACCTACAACCACCTGGTCCTTGTTGGCCAGGGTGCCTTCCTCCCAGGGAGTGAAATGCTTGCCGTCAGCGGAGTAGTTGAGGGTGTACCCGCCAGTGGTAGCACCGATGCAGAATTTGGAGGCCCCTACCTGGAAGGGCTCCTCCCCGTTTACAATGATTCTTGCCATAGATTATTCGTTTTTGATTTTTGTTTCGTACTCCCGGAACTTGTAGTGATAGTCCACGCCAATGAGGCTCCCTGCGAAGGTCGCAACCTCGCCAAAGCCTATCAGCACGGATGAATCAATCTTCCCGCCCGGAGGGGTTACAAGCCCCCAAAAGAGAAGGCCAAGCCCGGCGATGGCAACCACCACGCCAAGCCACATTTGTGCATTGAGTTTCTTATCCATATCGCTAAATGAAATAAATAGTGCGTTCCTCGGTCACCCACTGCCAGCAGTGGAAGTCCTCGTTGTAGTCCAGGTTGAAGGCGGCATCGTTCTCCAGGAACTCCCAGTATTCCGGGCATACCTGGTCCTTCGCGGTTTCAAGGATCACCCGGCAGAACACCCCGGCGCACTCATCGGTGAACCGCTGGTTGAAGGTTTGGAAGGAGTAGTCCCCGGCGAAGATGCCCAGGGCCTCCAGCTGCCGCAGGATGTTCTCCAGGACCTCAATGCCAGTGGACTGGATGGGGATTTCGTTGCCTTTGTCCTTATTGAGGCGGTCCACATAGAAGAAGGTGAAGGCCCACCGCATAAGGTTGCCGTCACCGCTGGTGGTATGTTCCCCCTGGAGCCACGCAAAGGCCCCGTAGCGGACCGCAGGAGAGCCGTTGATACGGAACACATCGTTGCGCACGATGGAGCCCACCGGAGGCTGCATAGCCGCGGTCTTTTCAATGGCCCGTATTACCTGGTTGAGATTCATTACCTGCGCCCTCCATTGATTGGACCACGGCCCCGCGGACCTCCCAGGAAGATTCCGCAGGAGGCGGCGGAGTAGAGGTTGGAGTGGATGCGGTGGTAGTCACCATCGGTGAGTTCCGGGTAATCCCTCCAGTTGTTAAGCAGGAAGTTCTGCAGGTCCAGGCACGCACTATCGGCCTTCGCCTGGTAGTAGGACTGGAGCGCAGCCAGGTCCGGCTGCTCAACCACCTGCATATTCTCATCCGGGGTCTTGACAACACCCGCATTTGCTATCTTGAAAGTCACCTTGACGGCCACCTCTACGATGGCGGAATAGGCGATGAAATACTGCGCCCGGTCCAGGAGGGTCTTGTAGAGGGCGTTGGCCTCCTGCTCAATGGAGCCGTCACCCACCAGGGCCTTGAGTTTCGCCAGGAGGGTGTCACCCACGATCCCGCGGAACTTGACATCCTGGGCCTCGCGGATGGACGGAAGGAGGTACTTGCCAGCAAGGTTGTCGGAAATGCTGGACACACCCTTCACGAACTTTTCACTTGTGAGTAGAACTTCTGCCATACTAATTCACTTTTTGCTCCTGGCCTTCTCCGTCAATAGTGAAAGGCTGGATGGTTAGTACACCTGGCTTGCCGTATATCTTGTCATACGCATCGCAAATGATCCTTTGCACGGGCTTTACGCAGGTGCGGTTGTAGAGTTTGAAGGCTCCATCATACTCCTCCTGGGAAAAGCCCAGGTTCTCGGTAGGTATGCCGAATAGGTTGGGGTTGGCACGGAAGGCGGTGAATATCTGCTGGCGGCAGTGTTTCGCCAGGGCCTGGTAGCGGTCACCGAAGTTGTCAATCTTCGGTTCGGTGATGGTGGTTTGGTTGCGGACATCCGGGTTCCAGGAACACATCACCCTACCTGCGTTCTTGTGGCCGCAGAACTTCTCATTGATGCCCTTTTCAATCTCCTTCTTGATCTCATCATCGGCGATGCCGTTGTTGAAGTTGATGATCATAGAGGAAACGAACCCATTGTTGATGGCGTTTAGGTGGTAGTCATCAATGGCCCTCTCCGTTTCGCAGGCCTTGACGGCAGCGCCGTAGACGGGGAAGGGATACACCTGGGTGGTGGTGTTCTTCACGAAAAGGATGCTGGCGGAAACCCTCCCTCTATCCGCAGGGGTCATTTCGGCCCACTTCTCCGCAGAGATGTGCTGGTAGGCAGGGCGCACGATGGTGTCCTTCTTCCTGCCGTTCTTCCATTTCTCGCAGTAGTAGAAAACGGAGTTGTCCTTATTGCTGCGGATGAAACGGATGTCTATGTAGTAAATTTCCACGGGGGTGCCGTCCAAGCCGCGGATAACCTCCAGGGCAAAGCCTCCGTAGGTCACATAGTCACGGGCAATGGATTCCACCTGGCTGCGGATGGTGTCACCCTTCGCGTTCATTATACCGGGGCCGTAGGTGTCC